TACTACTATAGGTTTAATAGCTTTGTTTTTCTTTGCAGTAAGTAGACGCAAGTGAAAACTCAAGCATTTATTTCAGTATTTAAAGTACGAATAGATAAACTAAAAGACTCTATTAAAGAGGAACTGAAGAAAACTAAATCTGAAAGACGTAGAGATGCTTTAAAGTCTTGGATTTCAGATATTAAAAGACTTCAAAAAGTAATAGATGAAGCAAAACGTGAGAATACTTGCCCACACTGTGGAGGAGAACTTGATTGAAGGCAGTTGTTAGTAACAGGATTTATCTTGAGGTAACTCAAGCGTATAAGGAAGTTTTAAGTAAAGAACTGACTTATACTGTGCCTTCACACAATCCGAATGACCCGCCTATCGTCATAAAGAATATGGCGCGAGTTCGAGATAACTTGGTGAGTATACCAATCGGAAGAACGGATTTGATACCAAACGATTACGAAGTAGTCGATAAGCGTATTGAGAAACCAGTAGACTTTCCTGACTTTAAGTTTGATTTACGCCCGAGTCAGAAAGATGCTTATGATGAGGTAGAAGACAACTGTATAATAAACGCTTGGGTCAGCTGGGGAAAGACTTTTACGGGGTTAGCGATAGCAGGAAAACTTGGACAGAAAACATTAGTTATTGTCCACACAGTACCGCTACGAAACCAGTGGGCAAAAGAAGTACAGAAAGTCTTTGGTATCACGCCTGGAATCATAGGCAGCGGAAAGTTTGAAATTGATGCTCCTATCGTGATTGGGAATACTCAGACTTTATACCGTAACATTCCGAAGGTTAGAAAAGAGTTCGGAACAATTATACTAGACGAAATGCATCATGTAAGTAGTCCAACTTTTTCCAAAGTTATCGACACAAATTACTGTCGCTATAAGATTGGACTATCAGGGACAATCGAGAGAAAGGATGGCAAACATGTAGTATTTCGAGATTACTTTGGAAATAAAGTAATTAAACCCCCGAAGGAGAACTATATGACTCCTTCTATAAGAATACATCGTTCAGAGATAAGATTTATGGATGGTGCAAATATTCCGTGGGCTAACAGAGTAAGTGCTTTGGCAAACGATGAAGAATACCGACATTCTGTAGCAATGATTGCTGCATTTTTCGCAAAGAAAGGTCACAAAGTATTAGTAGTAAGTGATCGAGTATATTTTCTTCAGCGTTGCGCGGAGTTGGCGGGAGATAACGCCATCTGCGTTACCGGCGAAGTTGCGCACGAGGATAGAGAAACTATGCTAGACGAAATACGCTTTGGTAAAAAAGAGATTCTCTTTGGTACTCAGGCTATATTCTCAGAAGGCATATCATTAGACGACTTGAGTTGTCTAATATTAGGGACGCCTGTGAATAATGAACCACTACTGACACAGTTGATTGGTCGTGTTATTCGGAAGAAGGAAGGCAAGAAAGAGCCTGTGGTTGTAGATATTCAATTAAAAGGGAATACTGCCCGAAGGCAGGCTTCCAATAGGGTTGGATACTACATGAAACAGGGTTACGACATACGGGAACTTTAAAAAAATAGTTCTTGACATGAACTTAATTTTTTGATATAATATGTTTTTATATAATTGGAAAAAGATCTTTGAAACGTGCGAAGGCAATGCCATAGAAATGGTAAGAGTTTTAAAGATGTTGACGTTCAAGCAGATTCCCAAAAATAAATACGATAAGATTTATCGTTATTCAACTATTGATTTTAGGGGAGAATCCTTTCTTGTACATCCTGATGTCCTATTATGTAATGAGCACAAGTATGGTTATAAAGACATATGCATTTATGCCGCTATAGCCAGTTTAAGACCATATGCAGATTATGTAGCGTATGGCAAAACAACGTTAGATCTGTTGCATTTACCAATAGATCCTTTTATATTTTTACAAAACTTTAGCCTACTTCGTGTGATAGGTGACCAGATTCACTTTAAGTACGAAGAAGCCCCAACGGAGAAACACTAATGGCAATATCATTTAACCAACAAAAAGGTTCCGCACAAAAGACTTCAATCAAATCATATCAGTACGTAAATGGCGATAACAAGATGCGTCTATGCGGAGACATATTAGCACGATACGTATACTGGATCAAGGGTCAGAATGACAAGAACATTCCTATGGAGTGTCTCTCGTTTGATCGCAATACTGAGTCTTTCAATAACAAAGAGAAAGACTGGGTTCGTGAGTACTACCCTGATCTCAAGTGTGGCTGGAGCTATGCCACTCAGTGTATTGACAACGGTGAAGTAAAAGTTGTTAACCTGAAGAAAAAGCTCTGGGAGCAGATCATTACTGCTGCTGAGGATCTTGGAGATCCTACAGACCCTGATACTGGCTGGGATATTTGCTTTAAGAAAGTTAAGACTGGACCTCTGCCTTATAATGTAGAGTATCAGTTACAAGCTCTTAAGTGCAAGCCTAGCTCTCTTAGCGAAGACGATAAGGCTCTTTTAGAAGACCTTAAGTCTATGGATGACGTAATGCCTCGTCCAACCCCTGACGCTCAGAAAGAATTGCTTGACAGAATACGTGAAGCAAGTACTACTGAGGTAGATGAAACCCTAGAAGCCGAGTTTAATATTGCATGATTTTATTTACAGCGGATTGGCACTTGAAACTGGGACAGAAGAATGTCCCAGTAGCTTGGGCTACAAAGAGATACGAAAAGTTTTTTGAGCAGGTACACTCGTTAGAGAAACAGTGCAATATGCACATTATAGGAGGTGACCTCTTTGATCGCATACCAACGATACCAGAGCTTGAGATATACTTTTCTTTTATTCGCAATGTAAAGATACCAACTATAATATATGATGGTAATCATGAGGCTACAAAGAAGAATAAAACCTTCTTTAGTCAATTAAAAACCGCTTCAAGAGATATAAACCCACTCATAAATGTAGTGGATATATCCTATATAGATGATGATTTAGGGTTTGGTATATTACCTTACGCTGATCTTCATAAGAAAGAAAGTATCGAGAAATTTGATACGAGTAAACCTTTGTTTACTCATGTGCGTGGAGAGATACCTCCCCATGTCAAACCAGAGGTGGATTTAGATAGGTTTGAGGAGTTTCCGGTCGTCTTCGCAGGCGACCTCCACGCCCATAACAATACACAAAGGAATATAGTATACCCAGGTAGTCCTATGACTACGTCCTTTCATAGAAATAAGGTCTCAACGGGGTATCTACTCATTAATCCAGTAGACTGGACATGGATGTGGGAGCCTTTTGATCTTCCACAGCTTTTAAGAAAGACTGTTGAAAGTCCTGATGAGATGATACCTACTGATGGTGACCATACTATCTATGAGTTGGAGGGTGACATCCAAGATTTAGCCGGAGTTAAAAACTCTGAACTTCTGGATAAGAAAGTAGTAAAACGTAGTACGGAAGCAACTCTTGTTCTTGAGAAAGATATGTCTGTAGAAGATGAGTTAATAGAATATTTAACATATATTCTTGAGCTTTCAGATGATAAAATTCCAGATATAATAGGGACGTACAATGATTACGCTCAAACGGCTACAATGGGATAATTGTTTTAGTTACGGAGAAGGTAATGATCTAATCCTTGACGATAATTCAGTTACCCAGATAATTGGTACTAACGGTATGGGCAAGTCGTCCATACCGTTAATTATTGAAGAAGCTCTATATAATAAAAATTCAAAAGGTATAAAGAAAGCAGATATACCAAATAGGTATATAAATGACGGCTATAAGATAGTATTAACCTTTACGAAAGATGAAGATGTTTATTCTGTAAGTATTAATCGTAAGACCAGTATAAAAGTAAAACTAGAGCGAAATGGAGAAGATATCTCTAGTCATACTGCTACAAATACTTATAAAACAATTCAAGATATTATTGGAGTAGATTTTAAAACTTTTTCTCAGTTAGTATATCAAAATACAAATGCAAGTTTACAATTTCTAACAGCAACAGATACAAATAGAAAAAAGTTTTTAATAGATTTATTGCACCTTGAAAATTATGTAGAATTATTTGACATCTTCAAGGAGGCATCAAGAGTAGTTAGTTCGGAAATTACCGGAATACAAGCAAAGATAGATACGATAGAAAAATGGTTAGCAGATAACAAATTGAGTGATACTACCATACTTCCGATGCTAGATTTAGAAATTGATACGGAAGAAGACGAGAAAACTTTGAGGTTTTTACAAAAAGAAATTGAAAATATCTCGGAAAAAAATAAAAAAATCTCAAAAAATAATCATTTTAAAGACGCATTACAACAAATCAATATACAAGAAGCACAACAATGTACTATAGAAGGTATTGAATCTTATGACCATCTTCAAGCAGAGTTAGGTGAACTCAAAGCAACTTTAACGGGGTCTCAACGCCTTATAGCGAAGTTAGATAAGTTAGGAGATCATTGTCCTACTTGTGAGCAAGATGTTGACCCAGAGTTTATTCGTAGTCTAAAAGACTCAGAGACTAGTAAACTAGTCGAAGCAGAGGATAAAAGTGGAAAAATTGAAAGAAAAATACAACAAATTAAAGAGTCAAATACTGAATTCGAGCGTTGCCGAAAAATTGAGAGAGATTGGATGGACTTGTTTAGAAGCATTGACAAGAGTCTACCAAACCTTCCATTGGATAAAGGTGAGCTTGAAAGAAAGTTGGAAGACGTTCGAGCTAACTTACTTCTCGCAAAAGACCATATATCTAGCACAGCGCGAGAAAATGAGAGAAGAACGAAGCAAAATACGCGTATACAGGTAATTCAAGAACA